CGTCACGTTTTGATCAACACGTGTCACGACAATGCCTTGTCTGGGAGCATCAGTTTTACAAAGAGTTATTCCCAGGAGATGAATATTTGCAGTTTCTCCTACGGCAACAACTGGACAACACATTCGTCGTCAAGAATGGCAGTGACAAATACCAATTCACAGTCAATGGGACGAGAATGAGCGGAGATATGAACACCGCTCTGGGCAATTGTATTATCATGTCCAGTTTGGTGCTGCTTTATTGTCGCCACGTGGGAGTTAAGGCTAAGCTTATTAACAACGGGGATGATTGTGTCGTTTTTATGGAGAGTGAGGATTACCAGCAGTTTGCTCAACAGCTTGACGGCTGGTTTCTCGCACTTGGATTCGAGATGAAAGTCGAAGAGCCAGTGTATGAGTTAGAGCACATTGAGTTTTGCCAGATGCACCCAGTTCGGGTGGGAGATGCAGTGGTGATGGTCCGAAACGTCACCTCTGCGTTTAGCAAGGATGTCATGTCACTTGGTAGCACAGATGTCAAGCATTATCGACATTGGTTGCATGCCGTGGGGCAATGTGGCACCTCGCTCTACGGTGATATGCCTCTCTTCAAGGCACTTTATGCCTTTATGATGCGTGAAGGAACACCCTCAAAGATCGGCTTCGACTCACAACTGTACAACAGCGGGTTCATGCGGCTAGGCAAGGTGGTACGCTGCCGAGCTGAACAGAATTACGCCATACGGCCCGCTACACGTATAAGCTTCCAACTTGCTTTCGGCATAACTGTTCGAGAGCAGCTGGAAGTGGAGCATTATCTTGATTCTTCACGTTACGGACACTCTCTCACACACATTTAGTCACCCCGGGCTAGCCTTTCTCGCCAGAGGGAAATTCTAATCCACACACACACACATTCACACGCATATACATATGCCTACTAATAATAATAATTCAACGAAGAAAACAAAGAAAAATAACAAAAATAAGAAACCAGTACGCATTGCAGGTTTGCCGCGCCCAAAGGCTGCACCTTTGGCTATTAGTAATAGAGCCACAAGCCGTCCAGCAACTCTGCGACCGTCCGCCGATCGTTCTACCATCGTCAACCATCGAGAGGTGTTAGACGATAGTGTCGGCGTGCAGCCGCAGTTTGCCATTCTTAAGACGGTCGCAGTGCAGCCCGCTATAGCGGTGGAGTCAAAG